TAATGAAATATCTTTGGGTAAGTGCCTGTGGGGATGGTACAAACTACCGAGGATATGCAAAACAAAAGCTGATCTAATGATTAGTTGGTTAGGGGGGTGTATTGTCTGGTCGAGACTTAAAAGAACACATAAGAATACTGACAGAGTTCAGGAAGATTGACGCATGGATGCACATACAAACTGTGTATGCTTTTGTAATTATCGCTCAACGTACTTTTGTTAATTCAGAAACGCTGAGAGTTATGGATGTGGGCGAACTAATGGATACATCCAGTGCTAGTGCTAGTAGAAACTTACGAGTGCTAGTGGATCACGACTTAATAAAACTTTACGAGAATCCCGATAGACGCATTGAGAAGTATATCGAGGTAACAAAGCGAGGCAGAGCCTTAGCGAGGAGGATAAGATTATGACTAAAATTCTAATAGAGGTACTATCATTTTCAGCAGTGTGTATTACCTTCGGTTTCGTAATTAATGCTGTACTGGAGGTGTATGTATGAGTGTAAAGCAAAGAGGTAATGGCTGGGAAGCCTACGTTACATACAAAGGGCAGAAGTTTAGGCGTACTCTCTCCACTAAGGAAGATGCTACTGTACTGGAGGCAATGTGGAAAAGGGAGATAGCACAAGGCAACACCCCCACAACAATGGAAGTTAACAGAGAGACTGGTAAGGCATCAGGGTGGACACTACGCTATGCGTTTGATCGTTGCCATGAGAACTACTGGGCTAACACTAAGAATGAACGACAGGTTATGTTTATTCAGAGTATTGTCTGTAAATACTGGGGCGAGAAGTCACCCATCAACAGGATCAGCACTACTACAGTGTTTGACTGGATCAGATGGATGCGTGAGAACCAAGGATATGCTCCATCTACTGTTAACAGACACATATCTTGTCTTAAAAAGTGTTTAGATAATGCAGTAGACGAAGGCGCACTTACTTCTGTACCGAAGTTTAAACGGCAGAGTGAGAAAGGTAGGGAACGTGTTGAATACTTCTCTAAGGACGAAGAGAATGCCATTCTAAGCGAGTTTGAGAGGTTAGGTGAGGATTACCTACACGACTACGCTGTTGTGGCAGTAGACACAGGTATGAGGGCAGGAGAGGTGTTGAAGATTGATGGAGATAATCTTATCAAGCTACAACAAACTAGACCTGATGGTTCTCAAATGTATGGTGCTTACATACCAGACAGAAAGAACGGTGAACCACTACTGATGCCTATAACTAAAAGAGTAGAGGAGGTACTACGTAAGCGTAAGACTTTTAACGATCCATTGTACAAGCACAGACTAGCTTGGGATAAGGTAAGAGAGCGTTTAGGTCTTAACAATAAGTGCTGGCACACTTGGAGACATACGACAGCAACAAGGCTAACAGAGAAGGGTTGGGACACTGCTAACATCATGCGTTACATGGGTCATAAAAATATTGCAACCACTCTTAAGTATGCTAAATGGGATACGTCAACTATGGTTGGTGGGTCTAATTTACTTGAAGATTAGCTTGTGTCCTTAAGTGTCCTAAAGTGTCCGAAGTGGCGTGTTAACAATTTCAAGAATGGCTCAAAACCTATGTGCCTAGGTAGCTCAGTCGGTAGAGCAGAGGACTGAAAAGCCCATGAAACCTTATCACGCCACCGTAACAAGATTAGAATATATATTATAATGTGTACCACAATCCATATAATCCTTTGCTCCGCTACCGTAGGTAGTTATGAGTAAAGCCACAGTAAAATTAATACGTGTCCCAAAAGGAGGCAACATGGCAACAATGGAGGAACAAATAGAGTTGGAGTATCAGATGGTACAGTCAGGTATCGACAGGTACGACAAACAACTAACGGATTTATTGGAGAAAGATTTAGGGTCAAAGACGAAGCATGGACGAACAATCATCAAAGGAATACTTGACCCAGTACAGGAACGTATTGAACAACATTGCGCTAAGGATCAGCGTAGGAATAAGAGTATATCAAAGAACCTACTTAAGAGTATGGATGCAGGGAAGGTAGCCTACTTGTCTTTGATATGTTTAATAGACAGCCTTGCAACTAACAGCACATTGCTGAAGGTAGCTAGGGGAATTGGGATACAAATTGAAACACAGAAAAGATTAGACACTTGGTTGAGCTTAGACAAGGAAGTAGCAACCAACATGATTAGGGAAGCTAACAAGAAGTCTGATAAAGGTTTTGACCACAAGCGTCATGGTCTTGACCACAAGATAAACGCTGATGACTTAGACATACCTACATGGTCATCGAATGAGAGAATCAACGTAGGTATAAAACTGATTGATATAATCATAGAGACAACTGGCATTGTTAAACTTGAGAAGAAGATACAAAAGCGTAAGACGGTGTACCATGTAATACCTACACAAGAAACTCAGGACTGGATTAAAGCTTTTAACGAGACAAACAGTGTAGCATTGCCACGTTATTGTCCATGTATTATCGAGCCTAAAGATTGGGAAGGTTTCTGGGGTGGTGGTTACTACTCTGAACATATTAACAAGCTACCATTTGTGAGGGTTCACGCATGAGACAAACAGCACAAGATTATATTAACGAGTTAGAGAAGTGTGATTTAGGACTAGAGTATCAATGTGTAAATGCTTTGCAGAAAACACCTTGGCGTATCAATGAGTTTGTTGTCGATACGTTAAGACTATGCTGGGACAGTGGGCAGGAATGGGAAGGTTTACCACCAAGGGATAACTTACCTTTACCTAAGTACCCGTTTAGTAAAGAGCCTAAGTATCTCAACGAGGAAGAGACATTAAAGTTTAAGATATTCAAATCAGAACGTAACAAGATACACAGCTACAACAATAAGTCTATGTCCAAACGGATACAGATAGAAAGAACCATCCAACTGGCTGAACAGTATAAAGATATTGAGAAGATGTGGTATGTGTGGCAGTTAGATTTCAGGGGACGTAAGTATCCTGTAGAGTCTTTCTTGTCTCCACAGAATGCTGATTACAGTAAAGCACTGTTAGAGTTTGCTAACCCAGCTACTATCACAAACGATGAAGAGGCTAAGTGGCTGGCTATACATGGTGCTAATGTATTTGGAGTAGATAAGGTTAGTTTAGAAGATCGAGAGATGTGGGCGTACATGAACGTAGAGAACGCTGTCGGTGTTTATAACGATCCTTTAACTAACAGATGGTGGCAAGAAGCAGACAAACCTTGGCAAGCACTTGCATGGTGTTATGAGTGGGCGTTATACAACAACGCTAGACAGTTTGGTGAGCATTTTGAGACAAGGCTACCCTGTGCTAGTGATGGATCGTGTAACGGCTTACAACACCTGTCAGCTATGCTCAGGGATGAGGATGGTGGTAGAGCAGTAAATTTACTACCAAGTGCAACACCTCAAGACATTTACACGGACGTAGCAAAGAGAACAACGGAATTGTTACAACAAGAGAACACAGTGTTAGCAACGGAATTGCTTAACATTGGAGTGTGCAGAAAGATATGTAAGAGACCTGTGATGATTGTACCCTACTCAGGGACACAACACAGTTGTAGAGACTACATCCTTGAAGCACTTGAAGATAAATGCAAGGGTAAAAATCCTTGGGGAGATGATTTCTGGAAGGCGGCAACATACTTAGCTAAATTTGTATGGCAAGCCATCAACGAGGTTATTATCTCAGCGCATACAGTAATGGACTACATTAAAAGTATTGCAAAGTTATACAGCCAACAGAGTAAACCGTTTGAGTGGATTACACCTACAGGGCTGTTAGTAAGACAGGCTTATAGCAACACAAAGAAACTACGCATTGATACACACTTGTGTGGTTCTACAGTGAAGCTGAATTACAGAAAGCCTATAGAGAACTCCATTGATTCACGTAAGAGTGTGTCAGGTAGCTCTCCAAACTTCACTCACTCACTTGATGCCGCAGCTCTTACGCTTACGGTTGATAAATGTTTGAAGGAAGGGATTACAGACTTTGCTATGGTACATGACAGTTATGGCACACACAGTCCCAACATGGTGAAACTTAACGATAAGTTAAGGGAAGCTTTTGTTGAGATGTATAGAGACAATGATGTCCTGTACAATCTCTACGCTTACGCAGTAACATCGTTAAAGGAGGGAACAGAAGTACCTGAACCCCCAGCAAGAGGTTGTTTGAACATCGAGGAGGTACTGAATAGTGATTACTTTTTTGCGTGATTCTCTATTCCCCCCCTATAGCAACACGACACTAAACATTAACTTATAGGATATAAAATATATGGCGAAGAACATTTTAGTATTAGAAGGTAACGCAGTCTGGGCAAAGGTCTTTGAGCCTGATACAAAGTTTAACCCTCTGGGTGATTACAGTATCAATCTTCAAATGACTGAGGCAGATGCCGCACCAATGTGTGAGAAATTAGAAGGACTGATTCAAGAGACTTTTAAGAAAGCAGTAAAAGAAAAACCACCTCTTAAGAACTCTCTGACCACACAAGATGTTATGTCAGTAGTATATGACAGAGAGACGGGAGACCCTACAGGAGATGTAGAGTTTAAATTTAAACTGAAAGCTAAAGTCCAGAAGAGAGATGGTAGTTGGTACGAGCAAGAGCCAGTTGTGCTTGATGCTAAGAAAACACCACTCACAGGTGATACACTGATTGGTAATGGTTCAAAGGTTAAGGTAGCATTCGAGCCTATCCCTTATGTTATGCAATCGACCAAGAAGGTAGGTGTGTCGCTACGACTAAAAGCAGTGCAGGTAATAGATTTAGTTGAGTATGGTAACTCAGCTACAAGTGTGTTTGATGAAGAAGATGGTTTTGTTGCCTCCTCCGCTTCAGCCAATGACTCATCAACAACTGAGGTCTTTGCAGATGCCGCTGACTTCTAGATCGACCCTAGAAGAACGTGTGCAAGCAGACCTTGATTACCGTGGGATAGCTTATGAGTATGAACCTTGTAAGCTACCCTACACGGTAACTAGAAACTACATACCTGATCTTAAGATTGGAGATGTCTACATCGAGGTTAAGGGCTACTTTCGTGCAGAAGCACAACGCAAGATGCGTAATATGAAAGAACAGCACCCTGAGTTAGACATACGGTTCTTATTTCAACGAAACAACAGTCCAGTACAAGGCGCAAGGAAGCGTAAAGACGGTACGAAGATGACTTGTGCTGAGTGGGCAGAGAAACATAACTTTATCTATGCAGAGGGAATGATCCCTGATGCTTGGTTTAATTAGGAGACAGTGATGGAAAAGCAGGAGAGTGAATTTATTATGCACACTCCTTGTAGTAAGTGTGGATCATCAAATGCAAACAGTTTGTACTCTGATGGTCACACTTTCTGCTTTAGTTGTAAAACTTACGAGCAATCCCAAGAGGAGGTTAGATTGGTAGAGAACGCAGTAAAAGATACGATATTCAAAACAGGGTCTTATCAGCCTCTTATTAAAAGAAACCTAACAGAAAAGACAACTAGGTTTTGGGATTACCAAGTAGCAGAAGGAATGCACATTGCTAACTTTAAAGACGCTGATGGGAACACAGTAGCACAGAAGCTACGCTACCCTGATAAATCTTTTGCTGTCGTAGGTGATTTAAAGAAAGCTGTATTGTTTGGACAGAACCTTTGGCGTGACGGTGGTAAAAGCTGTGTCGTTGTAGAAGGTGAGCTGGATGCGTTGTCCATGTCACAGGCTTTCGATCACAAGTGGGCAGTTGTCTCTATTAAGACAGGTGCGGCAGGAGCAGTTAAAGACATAAAGAAATCTATCGAATGGCTTGAGAAGTTTGAACAGGTTGTCTTTATGCTTGACCAAGATGATGTAGGTAAGAAAGCAGCACTAGAGTGTGCGGCACTACTATCACCACGCAAAGCTAAGATTGCCAAGCTACCGCTCAAGGATGCGAGTGAGATGCTACAGGCTGGCAGACAGGCAGAGCTTATTGATGCGTACTGGGGAGCAAAGGAGTTTGCCCCTGACGGTATCATCAATGGTGAAGATTTATGGGAAGTAGTATCAACAGAGAAAGAAGTACACACCGTACCCTATCCTTATGATGGGCTTAACAATAAGATTGGTGGTTGTCGTTTAGGTGAAATCGTAACTGTAACGGCTGGTTCAGGTTTAGGTAAGTCACAACTCACAAGAGAGTTTGCTTACCACCTTCTTAACGAAGGAGCTACGATAGGTTATGTAGCACTCGAAGAATCTAGCAAACGTACAGCACAGGGACTGATGTCCTTACACCTAGGTAAGCCAGTACATCTTGAAGAAGTCCCGACAGAGGAGCTTAGAGAAGCCTTTGATGCAACTCTAGGTACAGGGCGTGTGTTTATGTATGACCATTGGGGATCGACTGAGAGCGATAACCTATTGGGTAAGATTAGATACCTAGCAAGAGGGTGTGGTTGCCAGTACATTATACTGGATCACATTAGTATTGTTGTGTCAGGTATCGAAGGTGGAGATGAGAGACGAATCATAGACAACATGATGACCAACTTGCGGTCACTAACGGAAGAATTAAATATCGGATTGATTGTCGTATCTCATTTACGTAGACCTAGTGGTGACAAGGGACATGAAGAAGGGCAGTTAACTTCATTATCCCAGTTACGAGGTAGTGCGGCTATCGCACAACTAAGTGACATAGTAATTGGCTTAGAACGTAACCAGCAGGACGCTGAGACTTCTAATGTAACAACCGTCCGTATCTTAAAGAACAGATGGTCTGGTGATACAGGTGTAGCAGGACAGCTTCACTATTCCACCACAACAGGTCGTATGTCAGAGGAATTTGATGTACCTTTTTAATCACTCCAGCGAGAGGATTGTATGCTGATATTTGATATTGAAACTGATGGGTTACTGAATGAAGTAACAAAGATACATTGTCTGGTAATACAGGACACAAAAACAGGTAGAGTATATAGCTACCACGGTGATACCTTACTGGAAGGTCTACAAAAGTTAAGCAATGCCCCTGAGATTGGTGGACACAATGTAATTGCTTTTGACATACCAGTGCTAGAAAAGCTGTACGGTTTTACGTACGAGGGTGAAGTGTTTGATACCTTAGTGGCTTCAAGACTTATCTGGTCAAACCTAAAAGAAAAAGACCTACTTAAGCGTACTGTAGCTAACAAACTAATTGGTTCACACTCACTCAAGGCATGGGGTGAAAGGCTTAACTACCATAAGGGTAGCTACGGTGAGCAAGAAGATGCTTGGGAAGAGTTCACCCCCGAAATGTTAGAATACTGTAAGCAGGACGTTGGTCTTAACGTGAAGCTATACGAGATGATACAGCGTAAGCGTTACCCAGAAGAACCTATGCGGCTAGAACATGACATGGCTAGGATGTTGTTCCAACAAGAACAGACAGGCTTCCCCTTTGATGTAGAAGCGGCACAAAAACTTTACACACAACTCTCTGCTAGAAAGCAGGAGATTGAAACTGAATTAGTTAACACCTTAGAACCGACTATAGTTGAGCTTAAAACGAAAACAAAGACAATACCTTTTAATCCTGCATCGAGACAGCAGATTGCCGATAGGCTTATGAAAAAGGGTTGGACACCAAAAGAGTTTACGCCATCAGGCGAGCCAAAAGTTGACGAAAAAATCTTGGCGGGAATTGATATGCCCGAAGCTAAGTTGTTAACAGAGTTCTTAATGCTAAACAAAAGATTAGGACAACTAGGCAATGGTAGACAAGCATGGCTCAAGCTTGAAAAGAAAGGACGAATACATGGTAGAGTTAATCATATGGGGGCTGTTACTTCTCGCTGTACACATAGCGATCCAAATGTCGCTCAAGTGCCATCTGGAACAGCCGCCTTTGGGAAGGAATGTCGCAAACTATTTCATGCCCCGAAGGGCTACTCCTTGCTGGGGGCAGACGCTAGTGGTTTAGAGCTACGTTGTCTTGCACATTATATGTCAAGGTATGACGGTGGTAAGTACGGTAAGGAAATATTAGAAGGTGATATACACACAGCAAACCAGAATGCAGCGGGGCTGGCTACACGCCCGCAAGCAAAGACATTCATTTATGGTTTCTTGTACGGAGCGGGCAACGAAAAAATTGGAGAGATCATTGGCAAGGGAGCGAAGGAAGGCGGACAAATTAAAAAGCGATTCCTAGCTAAGACCCCAGCTCTCAAGAAGTTAACAGATGCTATTAAGTTACGACTAGAAACACAGAACGGTGAGAAGTTTATTAATGGTCTTGATGGTAGGTTGATACCTATACGTCACCCCCATGCAGCTCTCAATACATTACTTCAATCGGCAGGAGCTATTGTCTGCAAGCAGTGGTACGCAACCATTGAGAAGATGATAAGAGATAAAGGCTACACTAAGGAAGAAGTTTCCATAGTGGCGTTTGTTCACGATGAAGTTCAAATCATAGTTAAGGAAGGCTTGGAGGATGACATAGGTGCGATCACTAAAGAAGCAATTAAACAGACAGAACAACGGTACAACTTCAAATGCCCTCTCGACTCAGAGTTCGATGTCGGCAGAAGTTGGGCAGAAACTCACTAGTCCTAGTAGGCTTGGAGATGTTGCTGAGTTTTATGCAATCACTTGGTTGTGGGATGAAGGATTTGAAGTGTTCTACAATGCTGGCTCAACAGGAGCTGTAGATATTGTAGGTATAAAGGATGGAGAAGTTTACTTGTTTGATGTGAAGATGAATAAAGAAACTAAGCGTGGTAGCTATGCTAGTTCACGCACTCCCTTACAAAAGAAGTTAGGTGTCCAGTTCTTACTGTTTGACCCTATTACTCGTAAGCTAAGACTACAGAAACACAGGGTATAAATATGGAAATAAACGTATTGAACATCATACTGGTTGCAAGCTTTGCTTTTGTCAGTGTAGCCGTTGGAGTCAAGTGGGCTATTGAATCACTTATAGATTACCAAATGGCAAAACACGGTATGCGAATGATTAAAGAGATGAATAAGGAGGCAGAGGACGATGAAGAGTTCTAGGACACTATTAGTAGACGGTGATATTGTAGCTTACAAAGCTGCTGTTATTGCAGAGACTCCAATAGATTGGGGTAACGGTGTATGGACACTCCATGCCCATGAGAAAGATGTCATAGGTTCTATGGAAGAATTTATGTCTAAGATTATAGAAGAGTCGGGATGTGATAAAGTTATCACTTGTTTGTCTGGGGACAAACTCTACCGTAAAGATGTAGCTCCTTATTATAAAGCTAATCGTAAAGGTACACGCAAACCCATGCTTCTAAATTTTGCTAAAAAATATTTAGCAGATAATTACAACGGCAAAGTTGAGGATAGGTTAGAGGCTGATGACCTTTTAGGAATACTAGGCAGTGCAGATAAGAATACAGTGATCTGGTCTATAGACAAAGACCTGTTAACCATCCCAGCCTACCATTTAATAGACGGTAAAGTAACTGAAGTCGATGAAGAGGAAGCTAACTACTGGTTCTTATACCAGACACTAGTTGGTGACTCGACTGATAACTACAAAGGTTGCCCTACTGTTGGAGCTAAGACAGCCGATAAATTATTACAAGATAAGGGTGCTACTTGGCAGACCGTTGTTGATGCTTTTGCTGACAAAGGTTTAGGTGAGGAAGTAGCCGTAGAGAACGCAAGGCTGGCACGTATATTACGTGACGGTGAATATGATTTTAAAACACAGGAGGTAAGTTTATGGATGCAGTAATTTCAGAGGTTAAGATAACTGAGAGAGAACCTGATCCTATCAATAGCCCAGAGCATTACAATGCAGGGAAGATAGAAACAATAGATTACATTGTAGATGTGCTAGGGGAGTTTGATGCTATCTCCTATTGCCACGGTAACGTAATTAAATACACCAGCACTAGATTATGGAATAAAGGCAAGCCAATACAGGATGCTAAGAAAGCTGTCTGGTACTTAAACAAAATGATTGAATTGATGGAAAGCACAAAGGGAGAAAACTGGGAATGAAAAATGCACTAGGTGGCGCATCCTACGAACAACTAACAGGAATGTTTGAAGGCTTTGATTGGTATCAGAGCAAATGTTCAGAGACTATTATTTTTGATGAAGATGTCGCTGAAGAATATTTAACAATGGGCTTATGCTCTGAGGCTGGTGAAGTCGCAGGGAAAGTAAAAAAGAAATTAAGAGATGGTGAACCTTATGATTTCAAAGATCAAATGGCTTCTGAGTTGGGTGATGTATTCTGGTATCTTGCTGTTCTCACTGATCGTCTGGGTCTCAATCTTAGCGACATTGCCTTTAACAATTTAAACAAACTCTACAAAAGAAAAATTAATGACACCCTCAAGGGGTCAGGAGATGACCGCTGATGGATTCATATCAACAATACATACACAAATCCCGTTACGCTAGGTGGCGGGAAGAAGATAATAGAAGAGAGACTTGGAAGGAAACTGTACAACGATACATAAACTTCTGGTTAGAGCGTGGACAGATAGACGAGGCACTAGCTAAAGAATTGTTTAGTGCAATCTACAAGCAAGAAGTAATGCCATCAATGCGTTGTCTAATGACAGCGGGTGATGCACTTAAGCGTGATAACATGGCAGGGTTTAACTGTAGCTACATAGCAGTAGATAACCCAAGAGTGTTTGATGAAATATTATATGTATTAATGTGTGGCACAGGTGTAGGCTTCTCTGTTGAGCGTCAGTCTGTTGCTAAGTTACCTATTATAAGTGAGGACTTTTATGAAACAGAAACTACAATCCATGTTGCAGACAGTAAAATTGGTTGGGCTAAAGCTTTCCGTGAGCTGGTTAGTCTTTTGTATTCGGGTCAAGTGCCTTCTTGGGATGTCTCTAAGCTACGGGCTAAAGGTGAAAGGCTTAAAACATTTGGTGGTAGATCGAGCGGGGCTGATCCTTTGGTTAGGTTGTTCGAGTTTACTGTTGCTACTTTCAAGAACGCTGCTGGACGTAAGCTAACGAGTATTGAATGCCATGACATTGTTTGTAAGATTGCTGAAATCGTTGTTGTTGGTGGTGTGCGTAGGTCTGCTCTCATCTCTCTATCTAATTTGTCTGATGACCGTATGCGTCATGCGAAGTCTGGGAATTGGTGGGAGACACAAACACAAAGAGCATTGGCAAACAACAGTGCCGTCTACAATGAGAAGCCAGAGTATGAAACCTTTTTGGAAGAATGGTTAGCACTCTATAAGTCTAAGGCTGGTGAGCGTGGTATCTTCTCCCGTACTGCTGCTAAGAAACAAGCAGAGCGGAACGGACGTAGAGATGTAGGACATGACTTTGGGACAAACCCTTGTAGTGAGATTATCCTACGCTCCGCACAGGTATGTAACTTGTCTGAGATTGTAGTACGATCAGATGACACACAAGAATCATTAGAGCGTAAGACAAGACTAGCTACAATACTAGGAACACTTCAATCCTCTTTAACTGACTTTAGATATGTACGATCAGTTTGGAAGAACAACACAAAGGAAGAGTGTTTACTTGGTGTAAGCATGACAGGCATCATGGATCACAAGTTGTTGTCTGGTAAAGGCAGCCTTGTAGTCTTGAAAGAAACATTAACAAAACTGAAGAAGATTGCAGTACAAACTAACAAGCAGTTTGCTGCTGAGATTGGTGTGAATCAATCAACAGCTATTACCTGTGTTAAACCTTCAGGTACAGTGTCACAGTTAGTAGATAGTGCTAGTGGTATCCACGCTAGGTTCTCACCTTATTATATAAGACGAGTACGAAGCGATGGTAAAGACCCTATCTCTGAGTTCCTAAAAGATGCAGGTGTGTCGTGGGAGAAGGATGTAATGAACACGGAGAACTATGTGTTTGACTTCCCTGTGAAATCACCAAAGGGTGCAACCTGTGTTAATGAGCTTAATGTACAACAGCAGTTAGATTTGTGGGAAATATATCAGGAGCATTGGTGTGAACATAAACCTAGTGTTACTATATATTATTCTGATGACGAGTTCCTAGCGGCAGGACAATGGCTATGGGAACGTCTTGACAGTTGTTCAGGTATTAGCTTCCTACCACGTACTGACCATGTGTATGCTCAAGCTCCTTATGAAGCTATTGATAAGGACAAGTATATGGAACTTAAACGAGAGACCCCCTCAGAGATTGAGTGGGACAGGCTAGGAGAGTATGAAAAAGAGGACACCACTACTGGAACTCAGGAGTTGGCTTGCTCGTCAGGTTCATGCGAAATATAGAAATTGGATAACGGTGTTGGAGGTAGTAACTTGCCTCCACATCATCGCCAACGTCTGGCTGCATCTACCGTAACCACTGGGCTGGCTCTATTCCCCCCCTATAGAGAGTAACGATGAAAAGAAAAGTATTCATAAGTAAAGAATTAATAGAGTATTTAAGGAAGCTCTTTCCTAATACATTACCCAACAGGAGAGGTATATCAGAAAACGATATAGCTTTTCTTCAAGGACAACAATCCGTCATACACCGTATGGAAATGATACTAGATGACGACCAACCAGAAGAGATTTAACTATGTGTTTATCAACCCCAAAAGCTCCACCACCCCCACCAACTGTAGTAGCCCCGCCTCCACCAGAGGCAGCTCCCTCAGAACTTGAGAATGCTGTTGACTCTAACGCTACAGCTTTAAAGAAAAGAAAGAAAGGTGCTAAAGGTGTCTTAGGTCGTGGTAGTTCAGGAGCGCAGTACAAAGGATCAGGTAGCGGCACTGGCTTAAAGATTAGTAAAGGAGCTTAAGATGTGTGCAGGAGAGTTAGTTATGTCTAAGATGTACAACGACCGTAAAGATAGAAAGTCACGGGAAAGGCTTAACAATAGTTATGCAAACGCACCTAAAGCTCCCATGTCTGACATGACTATTAAAAAACCAGAACCTATCTCAAAACCTACTAAACCAAAAACTAATATTAACACTGGTATGAATATCGGTGGTAGATTCTAAAGGAATAAAAAATGCACGATCAATCTATAGCCAAGACCTATGAAAACATGGCAGCCGATCGTGATGCTTTTCTTTCCAGAGCAAGAACTTGTGCTGAGTTAACAATCCCCACCCTTATGCCTCCTGAAGGACATACAGGGTCTACTCAGTACAACACCCCCTTCCAATCAGTAGGTGCTAGAGGCGTTAACAACCTCGCATCTAAATTACTGATGACACTGCTTCCCCCTAACCAAGCTTTCTTCCGACTTACGATTGATGATTATGATCTCGTTGAGTTAGGTGGAGACGCTAGAGGTAAAGCAGAGGAAGCACTAGCTCGTATCGAAAGATCAGCAACACAGGTTATTGAATCAAAAGCTATTCGAGTACCAACCTTTGAAGCTCTTAAGCAGCTCATTGTGTCTGGTAATGTTCTCGTACATATGCCCCCTAAAGGTGGTATGAAAGTCTTTAGACTTGATCGTTATGTAACCCAGCGTGACACTATGGGCAACATCCTGAAGATCATCACTAAGGAAACAGTAGCTTACGATGCACTGCCCCAAGATGTACTAAGCACACTATTAGAAAACCCTGAGTATCAGGCAGACACTAATAAGAAAGAGTGTGACATTTATACTTGCGTTAAACGAGTAGGTAAGAAGTTTGAAGTACATCAAGAAGTACACAACATTATGATACCATCTACCAAGGGTTCTTATACTGAAGATAAACTACCTTGGATGGCACTACGGTTTATTGCTGTAGACGGTAGCGACTATGGTCGTTCTTTCTGTGAAGAAATTGTTGGTGATTTGAAATCGTTAGAAGCCTTAACAGGTGCTATCGTAGAAGGTAGTGCAGCAAGTGCTAAACTATTATTCTTAGTTAGACCAAACGGCACTACAAAGATACGAAGCATTGCAGACGCACCTAATGGTGGCATTGTTTCTGGTGATGCTAACGATGTAACTACTTTACAAGCCAACAAGTTTAACGACTTCCGTGTAGCACAAGAGACCATGAACTCTATAACAGAGCGTTTGTCTTTTGCCTTCCTACTTAACAGTTCTGTACAACGACAAGCTGAACGAGTAACTGCTGAGGAAGTACGGTACATGGCACAGGAACTAGAGACTGCTCTTGGTGGTATCTACTCTGTACTATCACAAGAGTTCCAAGTTCCCCTAGTCAACCTCCTACTTGCGAAGATGCAGAAGGAAGGTAAGATGCCTAAGTTCCCTAAAGACACCCTGAAGCCACAGATCGTAACTGGTCTTGAGGCACTAGGTCGTGGTCAGGACTTAAACAAATTACAATCTTTCTTGTCTATG